GTCCCAGACTTCCATATCAGCACTTCCACGCCCGAAGGCTTTTGTTAATCCGGCTATCCGGATCGTTCGCTGTTTTCTTAGATGTCAGTTTCTTCTTCATCCCCTCCATCCTCGCGCAGAATGAATCTTTGCGGGAGCCGCCTTCAGGCTGCGGGGGTTTCAGTCCGGGTTTACCCGGATTGGCTTTGTTGTAAGCGGCGCGACCCTTAGCGTTTAGGCCGCCATCAGGGTCTTTACCCTCCTTACGTTGCCATGCTGGGGTCTTAGCCATCATGCCACCTCGTACCAAATAGTGACAGAGCAATCTGCTGGGAGGTCGATATAGACACCATCGGCAAAAATCATTCCGTCGCCGGGCATATCAACTTGTGTAATCCCCTTACCGTACGCATTGATCGAATAAAACGGCTCACCACCAGTAGGAGCAGTATCTAAATCATAGTACTTAACGACGGCATCACTTCCACCGCTGTGCATCACCATTGTCTTAAGCATACGGCAATGCCCACTGATGGCAACACCATCGGTGGTTACTTGTATTGCTCTAACTCCTAGTACAGCCATGACTTTTCTCCTTTACAAGAAAGGGGGCCGAAGCCCCCTCCCGTTTAGGCGCAGTCAGCAACCAATGCCCACACGCGAACAACTGCTGCATCAGCAGCGTTCACAGTGATGACATCAATCGTATCAGCAGCGCTGTAGTATTTACCAGCGCCATAGCCTACGAACGTGTTCGGAGTGCCTTCAGCGAGGGCAGCAGCCGAGCAGTAAGAAGCAACAGTGTTGGCGTTCACGCCATCCAACCAACCGTCAGCATCAGTACCATCACCGATGTCAACAGTCAGAGTGCCGCCTTCAGCAGTCACAACGTCCATACCAACCGCCATCACCAACGACTTGGCTGGGATACGGATGGCTTCAACGCCGTCACCTGCACCGATGGCAGCAGCGCCAGCAGCAGTACGAGCAGCAGAAATTGCTGCGAAATCAAGTTCAACCTCATAACGGGTGACCTTGTGCAAACCCTCTGCGCGAGGAGCGGCTGAGCCTTTGTTGTAGCCCAACGATTCAGTAAGAATAGCCATGATAAATCTCCAAAAAAGTTACGAACGGGGGCCGAAGCCCCCGACCATTACAGCGTGATAACCGCTTGAGCCAAAGCCTCAGGCTTCACAACCTTGTAGCCATACACTTGCAGACCACGGATGATGTTGCCAAACGTGGTTTCAGAGCGGATGGTTTCCATGTTGGTCATTTGCGAAGCAAATGTGAAACCCATCTTGTGACCGCCGATAACGCTGAACTTACCAGAAGACACGTTCAGGTTGTGGCTCACATAGAGGGTGAAGCGGTCGATCATGCCGAGACGACCATTGCGCAGCGGAGTCATGCTGTCACCGGTCAAAGACGCATCCTTCAGGTCAGAACGCTTGATGTAACCAGCCATCTTAGCCGGGATAACCAAGAAACGATCTTGCTCAGGAGCGTTGGCTTCGTCAAGAACAGTACCCATATCAACGATCAAGTCGATGACGTTGGTCTTGTCGATGGCAAGAGCCGAACCGGTAGTGCCAAGGTCGATGTCACCAGAGATACGACCAGCAGTTGCGCCTTTGTTCAAGGCGGAAATGTCTGGAAGGATGTCGGTGAGAACGCGCTGGTCAATCTTGATCTTCATACGCTCGGAAGCGTCTTTAGACCATTGATCCATCAGGTTGATGTCCGACTGAACCTTGTCCACATCATCTTCGATACAGGCAAAGTACTCGCCCTTGTCGATGATGAGTTGGAGTTTTGGCTTGTCAGGATTTTCAACCGACAGCGTTTGACCTTTGACATAGGTCTTGATGGTGATCTCAGGGGTGGTACGGATATTAACCGTATCACCGTGCTGACGAATCTCGCCTTCGTAAGCAGTGTTGGAAATAGCAGCCAACACAGTTGCGTCGTAGAAATTCTCGATCAGTTTGCCCGACCAGATTTCGGGAATGAAATTGCCGCTGTAGTTAGGGCGGCCACCTGCGTTAGGAAAAGACATGTTAGTTCTCCAAATTAAGCGTTAGCAACAATGCGCCCATCTCGCTGTGCAGCGAAGATGTCGCGTTCGATGCGGTCACGCTCAGCCTCTCGCCCTTTGTACTTACCCTGACGGACATCGTTGAAAAAGTCCTTAATGTCAGACGGAGAGTACTGGCGAGAAGTTTGACCAGTAGGAGCGTTCGTGCCGCGTCCGCGACCCGGCGCTACCTGCTTTTCAAGTTCTGAGGCAGACCGATTAGGTTGAGCATTAGCAGTCGGTTGGTATCTACCAGTGGCTTTAGAGAACGTACTGAAGAAAGCCGCTACACGCTCTACGTCAAGATTTTGTTGCGCCTGCTCCAAGTACACCTGACGATTCATCCCTGTCATCGGGTCAACTTCTAGCAACCAACTCTGGAAGTCAAGATCATTGTTGATCTGCTGCCAGTTGGGGACAAGAGTTGACAACGAATTCCAAAAACGGTCTTCAGAACTAATTGCCTGTTGATGGGCAACACGTTGTACTTGAGGAACAACTGCTGTGTTAAGGCTGGTGGCGATTTGATTGATTGCGTTTTCAAGCGCAGCCAGTTTACCGATCATAGGAACAAGTTCCTCTCTCGATACTTTTCGCATCACATCCAGCGACTCACCATACTCCTCTTTCTCTTGATCGGAGACAAGGACAGGAGCCTGCATTTGCGAAGGAGCCTGAGATGGTGGGGCAGACAGAGAAGAAAGTAATTGCTCCATCTGACTAACACGAGACTGTAATTCTCGATTTGTAGAGTGCAAGCGCGGAACTTCCGCGTTGTACATACCCTGAAGGGTTCGCCATTTCTGAGCATAAGTCTCAGAATTTGGGTCGTCATTGCTTTGCTCTGTACCTGACGACGGCGTAGCATTTTCAGTAGCCGCACTGTGGGCAGTAGGCGCTTCATTCTCAGCAGGCGTCCCAGCGTCGGGGGAAGGGTCATTAGACGATGGAGTATTCTCCGCGCCTTCGGTTCCCTCGCTGTTGAGTTGCTTGTAGAGTTCCTGAACGGCCTCAGTTTGTTTACGAATTTGCTCTGGTAATGCCATGATGTACGCTCCTATCGGTGTGCGTTAAAAGAATTATGGGGCGAGGATGATTCCTTTGCCGCCATCTCAGGGGCATCTTTGACGAGTTTGTACAACTCGCCCAATACCTGACACCGCCCCTGTAGAGGTGCAGGATTGTTCACTGCCATAGGCAGTTGTTCTAGTTCATGCTGCCGCCAGTCTCTCAGAAACTCCAGTACCTCGGGGTACTGTCGCGCCGTGACTGCGAAAGCCTTGATAACTTGTGGGTCGGGGCGAATCATGCAGCAGCCCCCGACGATCTATTCATAACCGTGTTTCCTTCCATACCACCTTTAGGCGAGCCATCAGGCTGCGTAGGCGCAGGTTCAGGAGTAGCCGAAGCAGTCTGTGCTTTCGCCATAGTGAGACGAGCCTGCGTACGGGTTTCAAAATTTTTCTTTTCTTTGGATGGGATGATGTCATCCACAGGCATCTGTAGACCCTTCGCCACTTCGCGCAGAACTGTTGCGCGACCTTCTTTGCCCATGATCTCCATGTCAATCTCGTTAGCGGTAGCAGTCAGGAACTCAATGCGGCGAACATTCATCTGCTCTTTATTCGCAAGGTTAATTGCTCCACGCGGCATGATGTCGAGGTCGCCCTTGATGGACTCGTCCTCGTCATAGCGCATGTTGTACACATACTGGCGTTCTACGATTGGTTTAGTAACGTCCGCGTCAATGTGCATCACCACTTGCCGGATGCCCTTACCAGCCGACCCCATCAGCATGGACAACCCAGATGATGTGCGACCTGCACCTTGTACATTGAGGTCACCGTATAGATATGCGGGAATACCCGAATGGTCGTCAGCCAATCGGCTGAACTTCTCGTACACACCCATCAAGGTGTTGGCGTTATCTTCGGGCTGAGAGAACCGCACTGCTGGTGCGCTTGACCCAGCCGGGTCATTCATTACTTGCCAAATCTTCCACGGAGAGATTTGAGTAATGTCTTCGTTTGCTGGGAGACGTTCGAGATTAACTTCGACTTGAGGGCCACTAGCGATGCCCATGTTGTTGACAAGTGCCCGTGCAGCCGCGTTACATACGTTCTGCAAATCTTCAATAATTTCTGGAATACCTTTACCCCAGAACGCACCGGGGCACTTGATAAAAGACGTTTTAGCATAAGGCTTTTCTCCTAATGGGTCATAGTTTAGGACAGCCTTGATGACGTAGTTACCTACAATCCACACGTTTGCGTCGTATTCTTTTGCCGTGTCAGGAACCTCATCCTCGGTCATCCCCCACTCCTGCAACATCTTGCCGGAGACTTTGCCCCAAAACTCAAGGGCATCAAAGATTTCAGTCGGGCGCATCTCGGTATGGTATTTGCGCTCCTCTTGCTCCTTGATTAGTTCAACATCTTGGTTAATCCAAGACTGTCCATTACCTATCTCAAGTACTTTACGGATGGCATCATCGTCATACCCCGGCACACCAATGAGGTCTGCCAGTTCCATGCGTGTTAGTGGGTGATGCTCAAAGATATACCCTTCGTGGATATTGGAGATACCCGGCTCAGGAAAAATACGGAACGGGTCAACACGCTCATACTCTGGTGCAATACGGTCAACAGGTGTGGCAGTAGTACGTCCCTGCTCATCCTTGCCCCAACCCAACGCACGTTGGCGGCGGACAACCGGGCCTTTGATAAACGCAGAGGGGAATGTAACCAGATCAGTGATGAAGTCATTAAACGCCTCAGCCCAGCCACCTTGGGCAAACTGGTCACTGATGCGGTGCTTCATTCGGTCAGCACGATTCTGTGCCTCTTGCAGAACACGGAAACGGAAATCCTGCGAAATCATTTCGCGGAGTTCTGCCATCTCTTGTTGCATTGGTGCGCGGTCTTGCGCTTCGACGATCTTCATAACTTGATCGTAGAAAATCTTTTCTACCTCAGCCTTCTGTGCAGGCTGCAAATCAGGGATTGGAGTAGGTTGGGCATCCCATGGTGGAGTGCCAGTATCTAGGAGGATGTCCCTGAGCCAAGACTCCGCTGCGCGGCACTTGACTTCGGTAATCATCATGAATACTTCAGACCCGCCTTGCTTGCGGATCGCTGTCAATTTATCTGCTTCGTACTCGCCGTTACGCTGGCGCATAGCCTTGAGCATCTTCTGCTCGATAGGCTTCTTAGAAATACGTGCTGCATCCCAACACTCGCGCAAATAATCGGTAATGCCGAGAATAAAGGGCGTGTTCTGGCGGTCAGCCAGTTCTCTTTCGAGTTGCTCTTTTTCGGCTTTAACAAGTTGGTCGTTTGAGACGACTCGCAGTATTGAGAGACCAGCCATCAAAACTCCTTGCGATACTTGAACATGATCCGCTTATCGCCCATTTTACCGGGCTGCTTACCAAGTTCCACACCGACAGTCGTGTCACCTCTCCGGTAACTGACATCGGCTCCGGTAACATTAAAATCTTTACGGTTTCCTTCTCTGTACCCACCACCAGATACGCCTACAGAAAGATTACGGTCTTTATCAAGCGGTAGGTTGACACCCACGCGTCCACCATATCCAGCACTTTTGAGCGACGCCCCAGCACCAGAAGCAGAAATGTCAACATTCTTGAGGACATCTTCGTCGTCGGGAACGCGACCACCGTCCTTATAGCCTTTGGCTTGGGACTGGTATGGCTTGCCCATCTTCGGATTATCCGAGTAGCAAGTCGATGGTTTTCCTTTTCCGTTCATATGCTCCTCCTACTACATATTGTAGTGTAGGTCTAGCAGGAAGTATATACGTGTGTCAAAGAAAAAAGAACCCCCCGGTGCGAACACGGGGGGTAAACCGCTGGAAGGGACAGCGGGGCGAAGGAGAAATGAAAAGACAACTATGTCCACCCGACCGCCGACATGGGTACGATTTCTCGCCTTTGGGCGAGCATCTGACCCCCACCGGTAGTAATGTGGAGCATAAGATATTGTAACGCTTCGGCAACGTGCGAGTGTTTATTTTTCTCAATGTCCATGTCACCACGGGGTTTATACCTATAGCCACCCATCATGGCGGCTTTGAGTTGTGTACAGCCGGGGTCTACGATAAACGCCGGATCGCCGTCAACTTGCCGCATCAAGAATTCGTCCACCGCGTTGATCCGCGCCGAAACATTATTCGTCTTAGCCGGGATAACGCGCAGGCCTTCTGCCTTAATGATGTCCACAGCCGAACGCTCATCCGTCTGCGCCCGCTGCACACCCGCCGGATCAGTAACCACCAATATGGGCGCACCGGGGAACCTCTCGTAAAGTAAAGGCTTCAGGACAGTTCGGACAAATCGCTGTACGCCCATGTCAAAACTGACCGCTTCCGCCAAAACGAGGGAGCGGCCTCTGGCATCTTGCTGCCCGATAACGGCGGCGGGGGTGAGGCCCAAGTCCATCCCGATAACAATGGGTCGAACCCCATTGTTGATATAGCGAAGTTTCTGCTTAGCCATATGGTAGTCAGGCCGGAAGTATTTGTACACCGGCATACCAGCCGAGGATAGGCCATACTCGCCGTCGATGTAAACCCGAACGTATTCTTCACTACGGCCTTGGGTATCGTAGTAACCTTCGGGGAGATTCTCGACGTTTTCTGCATAAGCCGAGCGGCCCGACGGTTGCTTGAATACATCCCATCCGTTGTCATTAGGCGATACTCCGTCCTTGGGATCGAGTCCTTCCATCTGATAATACCACCAAGTATCCATGGTGGGAGGGTTAGTATCGCCCCACATACCGTGCCACGTTGGGCCACCATCCTTGGCTGAAGGAAAACGACCGATACGTTTGGACATTGCGTCCACAATATCCGGGTGGATGTCCCGGCACTCGTTGAACCACGCGAATGTCAATTCCAGCGAGTTCAAGTTGGCTACATCGTCCGCATCGTCCAGCGCACGGAACATAATCTCGCACTCTACGTCCCCCACTTTGAAGAAATAGGTCTTGGTTGTGCGCATGTAGTCCCCGCAAACCCCCGGTGGGAACCAGTCGAGGAAGGTTTTGATCGTCGTGTCCTGCAACTGCCGTGCAGTTTCACGCACAATTGCCGCCCGTGTCTTGCGAATCCCCTGCGCGTTGGGTTTTTGCATGGAAGCACGGCGGACAATCTCAAAAGATGAAGTCACGGACTTGCCGGAGCCGACCGGCCCCATCAAAACGCGCATTTTCGCGTTCGACTCCATGAACTTTGCCCCCGTAGGTGGGGGTGTGTAGTCAATATCGAGTGCCATCAGTGCTCCTTGAGTTCGCCCGTCTCATATTTTTCGCGTTGGTCGAGCGAGTTATGAACACAGATGCCATCTTCATCGCATGTTGGGTTGCACCAGCACGTTTCGCCGTCCGTCTCGTGCTCCCGCAAGTCATCGACAGGGTATACGTGCCAGATCATACGGACTGCTCCACCAGCATGACCACGAACTCGCGCCCACGCTTCTTATGTTTGGAAATTTTGGTCTTGAAAGACGCACCGGCCTCTCGCAACCCTATTGTAAAGTTATGATACTCAGACGAACTGGTAAAGATCGCGGCCCGGAAGCCCTCGTAGGAGGAATTAAGCCTGTTCTCTATGCTCAATGGTAGCGACATCCATCACCTCGCTTGTATCTTCGGCCTCGATAACCTGCATCTCATGGTCGCGTCCACCTAAATTGATGGTAATCCGCACACCGCCAGCGTTGTTATCGGTCTGGATGTCGCCCTTTGGCTCCAACCCAGCCCACTTCACGGTACTTTTGATGAGGTCAGCCTTTACCGCCGGGCTTACACCGGGGTCATGGATCATCATATAGGATGTTGTCAGGAGTTCTTCAGCCTGTGCGCGGGCCTTCAAGCGGAATGTCAGCCCTTTTTCCTTGATCTCGGACTGGTAGTGTTCCACTTTCTTCAGGAACACCGGGTCTTTGTTGTACTCAAGGATGTCTAGCGCCGCGATTTTATGGCGTGCGACTACCTCTTGCAGCGATTCTCCGCTGCCTTCGAGCATCAGCGCCACATCGAAGGCCAGTCTATCTGACCACTTGGTGAGTTGAAGGGGTAGTGTGTCCATGCCACGCAGTATAGAACAACTTACGGTCGTGTCAATAGGGGGTATATAGATATTAGGAAGGTTAGGCGGCTGGGCTAACTTTACACGATGCTTTTTTGGGGTCTTGCTTTATGAGGTTTACTACACATGGGGGGGCCAGCGAACCGCCAGTCCATGTACCCCCCTCTCAGCCAGTCCGAACCGCTCGCTCAGGCCCGCGCCCGCGCCCGCGCACACACTCGCAAACCCCTAGTGCCTGCTGGTAACTTGACACTTTTGTCAGGTTCTGCGAGTCTAGAAGTGTCGATGCAAGACGCACCGACAGAGCGGGAGTAAACCTGCTCCCGCTCTTTAACAATCCACTTAGGAGAATGAAATGACTAAAGTCATGGATCGTCCGACACACGTACGTGTCATCGTCGCCCCTAAAGCAGGGTATTTGAAACTTGAGGGCTGCGCTGCTGATGCCACTGGCACAGTGTTCTCTGTCTCACAAGCCAAGGAAGTTTACGCTTTCATGGTCAAGAAAGGCAAGGAACTCAAGCGCGAAGTCAAGGTTTGGATTCAGACCGAAGGTGCTAAAACACCAGAAGTCAAGTTCAACAAGTACGACGCCACGCCGTATATGGCGCTAGTCAGCGACACTCAGCCGAACAAGACCACGAAAGTGATCCTGTAAGGTAACAACCGGAACCCTCCCGCGAAAGCGGGAGGTTTTCTTAAACACAAGGAGATTGAAATGGATAAGATCATGGAACTCGCTTTTGCCATCATGGGAACAATACTGACCACAGTCGCACTGATTCAGTTAGTACCCGAAGGAATGTGGCTCTCACTGGCAGCACTGGTGGTTGGCACACAGATGATAGCGATGGCAATACGATCAGCAAGGAGTTAGTACCAGCCCGGCGAAAGCCGGGTTTTTTATTGCCTTTGTTTTTCTTTTGTATATATAAATACCATACGTCGGGGGCATATAGCATTGCTATGCAGCATAACCTTACATAATAGGGGGTGAAAGTGACATGATGGCGCAACTATCTAACTCTGAATCGCCATGTCCGAAACTATATAGCAGTTTTAGATAGCGTAACTTGACATGCTAAGTGTCAAGTTTGTTGTATTTCCAAGGGATTCCAAGGCATAACCCCTCTCTATCTATCTAACTATATAGAATATATAGATAAAAAGGGTACTGTTTGATTCCACTTTCGATGATTCTGAATTTTAATTTTTGCGGACAATAAATTGTAGTGCCCCATCATCTTGAAAAACATAGATAGTTTAGATAGTAGCCTCAGAACCCGCATAAACACTAGGTTTTTCCTATCTCGTACAGTTAGATAATCTACCTAAACTTGACACTTCACCTAGATAGTTGTATATAAACCTTACATCTGATGGCAACAACTGTAGCCCCATCCACCTTACTTCTTACTTTGAAGTGAGCGAACTTGACACTCGCCCCGAACCCTGCCAGTCTGGGAGTGTCCCGAAAGGGCAACCCGTAATGGCATATAAGCCATTACTTTACATTAACTTTCATGGAGAATTGAAATGAAAAAACAGCGTCCAACTCACATCAACGTCATCTTGCGTCCTAAGGCAAACGACATTGCCATTGAGGGTGTATGGAACAGCGATGGTAGCCCATCATCTGACGGTAAGTTTAGCGTTGATGATGCCAAGGGTATCTATGCTTACATGGTTACCAAGGGTAAGGAACTCAAGAAGAAGTTGCATACATGGTCTCCCAAAGACAATGCAGGCAATGTTCCTATTGTCAAGTTCAACAAGTATGACAATGCACCATACATTGCATTGGTCAGTAATACGGAAGCAAATCGTCAGCCATCATCGGTGAAGATTGTTCTGTAAGGCAATGTTGCCAAGCCAAGCCACCCATCAGGGTGGCTTTTTCTTTTCGTCATGGAGATATGAAATGACAACATATGTACAGTTTGACCTTGTTGATGAGATGCAATGGGAGGATAGAGCCTCCGAAGAAGGGCTGTTTGTCAGCCTTGAACTCGCTGGTTTTGAGGAGGAATCAGGGCATACCCATGGCTATCATCATTCCAAGGGTAGTAACGGTAGCATCTATGAGTACACCGATTGGTTCTATGACGGTGACGAATCAGCGTTCTCTGTTGCATAAGGGGTGAGCATCATGGCTAAAGTACCTAACCGTGATGCTCGACATTATGTCGAGCAACGTAAGCCCTTCGAGGGTTCAAATATATGGGGTGTATGGCAGAAGTCTACACTCGTTGAGGACAATTCAGAGTTCTATGTTGTGTACAGTTACGGACATCACTTCCCAATGTATGTATGGTCAGAGGGGGTATGGTTTGAGAATGAGGATTCATTCTCTCGTAGCACATCCAAGCATCAGACTCAATGTCGTCCATCACGTACCACCATCCTGCTATCAACGGCATGGATGAAGAAACTATCCGTCCTAGGCTATAGGGGGATAGCAGAACAACGCATCCTTACAGGAGAACCAGCCTAATGG